TTGCATTTCTTTCTCTTGTAACGCAGTAGGGGTATTCTTACCAGCCTTGCATTCAATTCCTAAGAATCGTCCTCTAACGCAAGTGATGATGTCAGGCACGCCACTTCGCCCGAACCCATGGGTTGCGGGGAAAAAATAATAAACGTCATAAGCCTTCAAAAGCTTAACGCATTTATCTTTAACTTTCTTTTCGGGTGTAGATGCCATGTCCCTATAATACAAGGGTCTTGGACTTTGTCAAGGGCTTTTTTGAAATTATTTTTGGGGGTTGGGTGGTGATGTAGATTGACCGCCACCCGTCGGTCTTGGAAAGGTCTAGCTAGCTGAATAAATTAGGGGGGACTAGCTAGTGGCATTAAGCTTTTACATCTACAAGGCGACTAGGCTCATACCGTATGTATTTACCCCCCTCAAAACTTTAGAAACAAGTTGTATTACAGTTACCGCCGTAGCAACAAGTTGTGCAAGTAGTGAACTTGCCATTGATGTTATAAGTCTGTGTAGTGCATTGTGCGTAAACCAATGTAGCTACCATGCTTAACCAAACGCCTACGATAATCTTTTTCATTTTATTTCTCCAAGTTAGATACTGCACGGTTTAAATACCACTGGGCTTTCTTCAAATCTTCTAGGCGATTACCCTTGTGGTCTGCTCTTGTAACATATTTAACTACGTTACCTAGGTGATACCCTAAGCTCTTAGCCTCAATAAAGTCAATCGTTTCAATACCGCCTGTCTTGTAATGCTCAGGGTGATTGACGTTATCCTTTACTGATACGTTGCTAGTAAAAGTAGCAATAGTCTGCATACGCATTGGTGGGCGACCCATACGCATCTTGCTACGCCCTTGGCTTAGCTTCCAACCTAGCTCTGCTTCGGCTTGGGCTTTCTTCTTAGCCTTAGCTTTAACCACATATACATACGCTAGGTCTACCCCTGTGGCTTTTGCTACTGCAATAGGCTTAGCATCAGGGTGCTTAGCTACATACTTCATTACTTTATCTGATTTATTTTGCTTCATTTTGCTTTTCCTCTTCTTGGTTAATATACTGCTCTAGTGCTTCTCTGATTTTCTTACTCTTTGACGGAAACGAGTTAAAGTAATCTGCTACTTCCTTATCAACTCGCAAGCTGATATATACCATAGCGGGTTTTTTCCCTAGTCCCCGACCCTTTCTACTACTCACCTCATCACTCATGGTTTTCCTCACTTTGTGGTAACACTACAAACGTGGACTCATCTACTCTAAAGCCTATGTTAGTAATCAACACACCATCTTCTACTAGCTTTAGCATACCAACACCCCTACGGATAAAGGCGGGTAGTTCTTCGCTAGCCATAAGCTGAGGTAGACTTTGTCCAAGTGACACAGAATAATTCATTCCATCAATAAATACAAGATATGATTTATTACTATTTGTCATTTCCCTAACATTGTTAGTATGGTCTAGCTCTTGCACCGCAACAGGAAACTTCTCTGCTGATGCGTTGTTAGTCGCTGCCATAAAAGCTTGTATATTCTCTGCTATGTATTTGCGAGCGTCGTTCTGTATTGCGTTCCATACACCCTGATATTCGTAATACTTAGTCCTAGAGATATTCTCAATTACATTCCTTGCTTTATCTCGAGCTTCAGCCAACTTCTCGTTAAGATTCTTACGCCCAAAGAACTTATCCACATGGCGAATAGCTTTCTTAATATCGGTTGTCTTTACACCTGAGCCACGCTCACGCATACCTTCTACTCTATGGTTGTTAATCCAAAAGCGTTTACCTGAACGCATATAGTCAATACCAATCTGACCTAGCACTTCATACTTATCTACAACTTTCATACGTTCGTATACCCAAACTACTTCCCCATTACCCACATGGTTTCTTCGGGCATACTCGTGTTCAAACTTCCACTCAGGGTGCTTTATCGCCAGCTCTTCAATCAATGGTTCTAAGTAAGTATCCACAGTGGCTTCCGTCTTACCACCCTTGCCATCGTCGTGCATACCTAGTATTACGTTATCTAGCTTAATCATATACAGTCCTTACCAGTTAAATTTGTTTAGTATTTCATCTACTTTGTTCTTCACATTACTACGCACCACAGGGCTATCTTTAATATCTTCAATCCCTACACCTAACATTGTTAGCTCTAGCGACCTACGTGCTTCCTCTAACTTAGGGTCTTTCGTAATGTTTAAGTGTGTGAGTAGTCCGCACAACTCGGTTGCATTAGTTACTAACGAATCGTGATAACGCTTAACGCTATTCTCATCTTCAGTTTCAGTTAGCTTTTCCGATAAGTGTGTCAGGGTCTTGTGTAGCTTGTCCCAATTCTCACGCATAGCATCATTCAGCCTGTCGTTAAACGCACTCTCATACTTACTTGCTAGCTCTTGCATATCCATTTGTGGAATATCCAAACGGAAATCATTGCTCTCAGGTAGCGGACTAAACACTAGCTTGAACCCAAACTTATCTTTAAGACTATCTATACTAGGGTAGTCACTAGCGTTGAACAACGAACCCAAGTGTAGCTTTGCATCAAGCACCAAGTCGTCATAGCTATCAAAGAAATCTTGAATCATGGCGTTCATGTTGCGTTCAATCGTATTCATGTTCTGCTTATACTCCATGAACAATGACGTTGGTAGTAGTCTGCTACCCTTATCACTCCAAGGTAGGGTGGTCTGATTGTGATACAGCCTAGCCCTAGCACCATAGTCAGCAATCTTCTTACGTTTATTAGTTCCCGCCATCAAGTTCTTACGAACCTGTGCCGACCCACTACTCGCACTATTACTCGCAAGCACGCTATCAGTCGCACCTTTATCTAACTTGTTCGCAGTCCAAATACTGATGTTTAGTTCTGCCAATACTGCACTAGATGAAATACTCATATCATTACTCCTTCGTTGGTTTACCTGCTAATTTCCACATTGCATATAGCTTGTCAGGTATTAACTCCAAGCTATGCGTCTTAATATCTTCTTGCGGATATACATAATGGGTTGTGTAAGCACCCTTACCATCACCCATATCCTTTTGGTATTGACTGTCGTAGCACTCAGCCTCATCTAACATTGTTAGAATCTGAATAGCCTTGTCATGGTCTACCACGTAACTCTTGTATCCAATACTTATCTTTGCTTTCATATAGCCCTCAGTTCTTAATATGTATCGTCTTACCCATAGGTGCAAACGTGTTCGGATTTCTAACGACTGTCCATAGCATTGGTGCTTCCCACTCATTACCCCAATCTCCTATACACCCATCGGTCAGCATGATGACTGCCTCAGGTTTAATGTTGTGTTCCTTAAGATAGTGATGCACACACGTAGGGTCTGTGCCACCACCGCCCATTGGTTTAGTAGAACTAACAATGTTAGATACATCATTAGCGTCATACACTTCATGTCCTGCTACTGCACTATCCCAATAGATAAGGTCTACTTTCTCAGGGTGAACCTCGTCAGCAATTCCTTTCACTTCTGAAAGAAACTCATTCAACTCATGCCCACCGATTGAACCCGACGTGTCAATGCCAATCACCAGATGCCCAACTCTTTCTCCTATTAGGCTAGGCATATACACACCAGTGCCTAGGTATCGTCTGTTCACCCTACGCCAACTGCTTGCATCTTTTGCACTACACGTAGACTTCACAAACTCACGCAGTAGCTCACGCCAATCCACCTCAGGCTCAAGTAAGTCTGTTAGCTCTCGGCTCAACCCACCCGCACCATTACCATTTACTTTGTTATTAGCAATCACACCTTGGCGTAGTGCTTGGTCAATCTCACGTTCCAATGCCTTCTTGGTTTCCGCATCAAGTTCCTTCGCACCTTCCCAATCATGGTCGTCAAACCCTTGACCACCGCCACCGCCTTCATCACCATCGCCGTCCGCAAACATACCTTCGCCGTTCTTCTTGTCTTGCTTCAGTAGGTCGAACACTTGCTTAGCGTTCATGCCACGATACTTCTCATCAACTAGTCCTATTGCCTTACCCTGATGATGTGGCATAGCAATAACATTGTTAGATTTATCCATGTCTAGCAACATAAGGTTAATCACATAGTCGCAAGCCATGTTCGCCAACTGCTTGTCCTCGTCCCACAACTTCTTCCAAGTGAACAAGTGTCGGAAAGCCTTGTGCAATGTTTCATGTAGCACAACAAAGGCAAGCTCTCTGTCATCAAGCATCTTGATAAACTCACGACCATAAGTTTCGTCCCGACCATTCGTGCAAGCGGTTGGCACATCATCTGACACGCGGGTCTTACCCACAGTCATCAAGCCCGACCATAAGGCAAACTTAGGATTTCTCATGATTGAAATCTTGACCTTACTAAGTCGCCGCTCTTCTTTGTCTTTGACTACTACGCTAGGTGTATCTAACATTGTTAGTGTCCTCGGTTGGATTAAAGTAAATCTTCGTTCTTCTGAACCCAGTCGGCGAACTTCGCACAACTGAAAGCTATGTTCTGTTTAGTCGGGGACTTAGCCACGTTGATAGCAAAGCACGCTTGCCACTCAGGTTCAAACTTCTCCAAGTAAGTCATAAATGGGGTCATTGTTTCCTTGGTAATCTTAGCGATTGCACCGAACACAATAATTGCACACGCACCCGCACTCTCAGGAACTTTGGCGTTCTTCGGGTCTTTCATCACAGATTCCCACGTTGGCAACTGGTCTGAATAGTCAATGTATGCTTGCATATCACGTGATGCTGATTCGCCCACCGCACCCGTCATTGCACATATCAAGCTATCCGTATCAATCTGAGAGCGAACGCTAACAATGTTAGATACACGCTCAAGTGAACGAGGCGATACGAATGCGGTCTGCATCTTCTTTGGGTTGTAGATATATGGGTTGTCTGACTGAGCAGGGTCTGTATAACTCGCTAGTGCATGGGGGAACTGGCGAACCCACGCAATAACTTCGGGTGCGATATTGTTGTTGATAGCCCACTCAATCCATTGGTCTGAATCAGGCTTGCTTACTCGTAGCGGGATAATACGATTGCGACTATGTGCCTTCAACGTATCGCCCACTCCGTCTGTGCTTAGGTTGCCTGTTAGAAACACAATAGATTCGGGGTGAACTGATACATCACCCAAACGTGGGTTGGCTACTTCCAATAGTGGGTGCAACATATTCTTAACTGGCTCTGCACCTTTGGTGAACTCATCTAACATTGTTATGACTGGCTTACCTGTATGCACTTTGAATCTACTGTTAGGGTAGTAGGCAGTAGTCTTGTTCTCATGGTTGATGACTGGCATAGCAATATCGCCCAAGTCCATGTTCGGCACGTCAATGTATGCCACTTCATGTTGGGGTAGCTTTGCGGATAGTGTCTTAAGTAGAGATGATTTACCAATTCCTGGCTCACCTTCTAATAAGTAGCGGTTCATAGGGGTAGCAAGAATAATCTCGCTCGCTTGTTTTAACGTAACTGTTTTACCAAAATTGATTTCACTCATTTGCTTTTCCTTTTTAAAAACTTTTTGTTAATTTGCATGGCAATCCTGCCACTTCTCGTTTACTCATACTGTGCTACACCTAACAATGTTAGAACGGATTCTGAAATCCTTTAAGCGTTCCGAAATCCTGAAATCCTTAATTCTCAACATATACTATATTGTAACACAAATAATACTCATAGTCAAATTCCTTCGTGGAACTTTTCCCAACCCGATTGGAAGAAACGTAGATACTGGTCACGCTTCAACTCACCATCAGGTAGCTCAACTTCCTTGAAGCACTCTTCTCTGTGGATTCCCCAAAAGAGATTTCTAACAAAGTTAGGTAGCTCGGTTACTTGCCACTTGTGCATTTCAACACCATCTTCAGCCCAAAGAACATTGCCTTTTGAGCGTGCCAAAATAAGAAGAGCATGATAGTAACTGACGTGCTTCGTCTCCTCATTTGTGTCGTTGATGCAAGTAACGAACTGACGCAAAGTTTGCATGAAGGCTTGGTAGTGCGGACGTGATAAGTCCCCTTGGTGATTTAAAACACCATGACCATCTACACCAAATGCTTCTTTGTATTCATTACCACTGAACCTCACATTGCCTTGGTCGTTCACACGTAGCTTGATAACATTCTCCACATAAGTCGTGAACTCTTTGTAGCGTTTCATAACTTTGTTAGAACCCGCCCGATTGATTTGATGCACGACTGCTTTCGGTGCGTTCGCAGGTGTCCAATACCCTTGCTCATTCTTTACTAGCTTGAACTTGGTATCCTTCTCCAATCGGTATTCCTTATCACCAACCATCAGGCAAATGTGTCCATTGAACACACGCCCACGCACGCCATAGCCCATCACTTCTTCAATAAAGTTAGCCGTAGATAAGGTCGTCCACGTGCCATCAGTTATGTCTACTGAGTTATCAGGATTGAACGTAAGCACTGGTGTTTTCCACAGCACACATTCGATTGCACCATCTTCTCGCTTACGGATTGAGTAGCTATCGGTCAGCTTGCGGTGTCCTAATGGTCGCTTCGGTTCTTCGGTTCTGCCACGAATATCCGTGGTGTTGTCGTATTTATGCACTGCGTCAGCGTAATCTCTGAACCATGAGATGCCTGAGTTTCGGTAATATCCGTATGACATATACTTCCTTTCGTTTAATGAGCTAGCGTGAGCTAGTGTTAATCTGTTGCTACTACTACAATACGGGGATACGATTGACGTGTTAAGAATCTCATTTCTTGTTTGATTTTTCTAACATTGTTAGCTCTTATCAACCGCATCTTGTGTTGTCTGCCCTTCTTCACCTGTATCTCTCCTGTCTGTTGTGTAACTAAATGAAATGCTCTGAACTGTATGGCAACTCTCGTAGTCGGGTTCGCCACCGAACTCCTCGTATTCAACATCACCATCTTCCTCACCCGAGCGAGCAAATACCCCACTCACTCCTTCCATGTCGCTAGCCATCTCCCAAAACCTATTCCATGCTTTCACATCTTCGTAGTCGGGATACCACTTTGAGTGCGGGCAATGTAACACGATTCGGCAGTCATACCACCCAAGCTCTTCCCCGAATGATTCGTCTACCCAATGCCCAAGTATCAACTTCATTTTGCCGACTAACTCTTTAAACTTGGCTTTGTCCTCATCTGTGTGATGCCATGTAAAGCTCTCACGTTTCTCGCCACCACTGTCTAAGGTTATCGGGGTCTTGCCCGTCCTATCCACACTAATGACTGCACCTACTTCACTTCTGTATCCCATTTAAGTAATCCCTTTTAAGTTTGTCTAACATTGTTAGGACTCTTGCTTTAGTAACCCTAACTCCCAATAGGTATCCCAAGATGAAGCCACCGACTAACGTGATATACACATCAATATCCATCATTCCCCCTAATTAAATAAAATATCCCAAATGCAATACAGAAGTGTTGCCGTGATTCCACCGACAAGCACCGCACCGAGTAAAGCCAATAAAGTCAATACTAGTTCCGCCATATCATTCCTCGTCAAAAATATCCATCTCAAGCCACTCGTTTTTAAACTCGCCTGATTCTCGCAAGCACCCTGCCACATTCCACATGATGTCTGTTAGGTGGTCTTGCGGACTTGGCACTCGTTTTGCCCGTTCCTTCTGCCGTGATAGGTTGCTCATGATTCCCCCTTTAAAAAATTCCATACCTTACGCTCAAAGTCAGAAAACTCTTTGGCGTCTACTTGGCAATAGTCTTTAGGATTTTCTAAATCCACCACCATCAAGCACTCACCAAACTCACCTAGTGAATACTCGTTGTCCTCATCTCTAACTGTTAGCATTACTTTTCTCCTTTCAATGCGGTTAGTTTTGCCTTTTGCAACGCAAGCGTCATGTATGCGTTAGCGACTTGTTCCTGTTTCAACGGCAGAATGTCCCCTGCCTCTCGGTTTTGGTCTAGGACTTCGGTCAGCGTATTGATTTGGTCTAGCAATTCATCAATCCGTTCGCCCTTATAATGTGTTGCCATTTACGTCGTCCTCTTTGGGTTAAGTTGCTTTAGTAATTCTCTATCGGTTACGAGCATATAATTGCTTTTGTTTATCGGCACAATACAATGCTTGCGTTGCTTGGCTTCTTGCTCGCCACACTCTAAACAAGTGCGATAGCCTAAGTCCCATCTGCGTGGTGCAATCTCCTCACCACAATCACATTCAATTACTTTGTATAACATTGTTAGATTCCTTCCCTATGTTGTGCTTGGCTTGTTGGTATGCGTCTAGCTCGTCTTTGGCGTAACACAAAAACTTTATCGGACAGCCACTCGCATCTATATAGTGGACTGCGAATGTATAGTCGCCTTCGTCTAGCCTCTCTATCCTGTTAATCACAACCTTCTTCCGCTTACTCATCTCTGAATAACACTTTCCAAATCTCTGCCACTAGCTAAGCACATGGAGATAAGCATAGGCACTTTGTCTAATAAACTAACCGCACCACTGATGAAATAGTATTGGGCTTGGCGACGCTTTTCCGTGTTATGTTTTAGTTTGTTGATTGTTGCGTGGGCTAACCATGCTTTGGCAATACGCTGAGTGACTGCATCATCATTTCTAACAATGTTAGATGCCACCTCATTACATTGCATCTCGTCTAAGAACTGAAAGCGACCCTGTGCTTCAATCATCTGTTGTTTAACTCTGCCCATGATTACCCCTTAATAAAATGTAATACAACATGACCACCGATATAAAGCGGTGCGATAACAAAACAAATCGTGATTAGTATTTTGTCTAACATTGTTAGGAACTCCCTATAAAAACGTCAGATAAACATTTATCTAACTATTACTATATTGTAACATAATGTTAGGGTTTAATCAAGTATTTCCCTGTGTTATATTGTTAGACTTATTTAGGTGTGGTTTGGGTGGGTTCTAACAATGTTAGAAAAGTAATGTTAGATTGTTAGAATTTTGGGGAGTTTTCTAACGCATTTTCTAACAATATGAAAT